TCCAAATACCTGAGCAGGATTGCGAGACAGCTGATTAACAGCTGCATAAACTATTTCACGTTTACTGGCATCAGTAGAAGTAGCGTTAAAAGTTACACCTTGCTGAGCAAGATAACTTTGAATTTGCTCAAGTTCGTTTTGAGATAATTGCGCCACGACTACTGCTTCTTACTTTTACTTATTCTACGTACACAGAGCCAGTAGCAAACACTTCGATCCAATCAACTCGTTTTATAGTTTCGAGTTGTTCGAGCTTGGTGAAGCGTTCACCTGGTAAAGATTGACGAAGTTCTACGATTTCTTTTGCAGTTTTAAGACCTACGCCCGGTAAACACTGCGATAAACCTTCGGGAGTCAACGTATTAAGGTTGATTCTTGTGTCAACAGGAGGTAGAGGCTTAACAACTGACGGTTTGTCGTCTGATTTTTTAGCAGTTCGGCGTCCGCGACGTGTTTGCAGTTGATTTCCCTTAGGTTCTTCAACGTTTTCTTCTACGAGAGCGTCAACCTGGTCTTTATGGGCGATAAACACCTTACCGGTTGTTGTAGAGCGCACCATGAAGTACTCACCCTCGTCTAGAGTTGAAATTACGTCAATTTTGACGCCACTTGGCTTGTATACTTTCGAAGACATCTGAATAGTCAGTATGTAAGCAGCAGCTTAGGTCAAAATCTTCGTAATTTTGCTTATTTGGGGCTCAGTCCGTCTAATACGTCAAGTGAGTTATCTAAACTATCCAAAAATTTTCTTCTATCAGCCCAAGTGTCACCGCCTACCTCCCCTTTTTTACGATTTATACACTGAGGGGAGTTCACTGTGTTGCAAACAAGCCCTGCAAGGTCATATTCGCTACCTATTGCACCAGTTGCCCAGTGATGAACTCCATTTAACCACACCGCGCCGCATTTCTCACATTCTTTACGGCTTAGTTTGAAATCTGAGAGGTCTTTACCGTCCATGTGTTGGAGGAAGAAAGTGCTCTTTGTTAACTTTGGCGGTTAGTAAACAAAATGCACAAAACATTTGCATAAGAACATTAAATCAAAAAAAAGACCCCTTCGAAAAGGAGTCTTTGTGTACCAATCAAGTTCTCTCTGAGGATCAGGAGGGGCTTGTAGAAGTGTATGTCTGAGATTCGACCAGACCATCGGGTTGCAGAGCAACATCCTGGCGCTCGGGTGGCTCATCGGCAACAATCCAGCAAACTTCGGCAATAGCCAAAGCTTTGTTTTCGCCGGAAAGTTTTCCGTTGGTAGCACGAGGATCGTAGATACCCGAACCTTGAGCCAGACCAGAAGCAGAGGCACCGCCAAGATCGGTGGTAGTGAAGAGTTTCCACTGAGTCTCCGAACCCAGAGCCGCGAGTTTGCTGGAATCGATGATGTTGGTGGAACCAACGCTACCGTTAGCGATGCGGCTGTTGGCACCGGTGAGAGAAACGCCGAACTGACCAGAGACAACAGTGCCGTCATCCTTCAGACCTTCGCCCACGGCGGGGATAAGAGTCAGTTGAGGAGTAGCGGAACCGCCGAATACTCCGGAGCTAACAACGTCGCCGCCGTCAACACGCAGAGAAGCGCGATACACATAAGCACCAGCAGGTGCCTTGATGCCATCAGCGATATCAGCCCGTACATCCTTATGGAAGTCGGGTGAAGGGATGATGACATTTCCGTTCAAGAACGGAGTGCCCGAAGCGTAAGCTTGGGTGTAGTAAGACAGTTGGTTAGTGGTTCCAAGAGCTTGGAAGCTCAGGTCCAAATAGCCAACAGCTTGCTGTGCAATCCAGCCAGGTTGGAAAACAACACCGACAGGACCACCAACGGGTGGGTTGGTGTAGCTCGTCTGAACGCCATTGGCGTTCTCGAACTGCATGGTCTTTTCTTCGTGCCAGTAACGAAGAACGTTCGTATAGTTACCAGGATAAATCTTGGAAACGTGAACCTGATTTGGGTTAATAGACATGTTTAGTTACCTCCTCAAGCGTCGAAAGAGTAACCAACGGTAACGAAATCTGCATTAAGCAGTTCGAAACCGGCATACAACGACCAAATCATCTGGATGAACCGGCTGAAGTCGTCGTTGTTATTAAGGAGCACCTGGGCATTGTTGCCGCCGATGCCTACGCCGACACACTGAGGACCGAAGAAGATACCAACAGCGGCGTTGTAATCTTGAGCGGCACCTGCAACTGTCGCAGCTTGAGTCTGAGAAGGCATGTTGGTGGATTCGAAGAATCGCACACCCTCAAAGACGAAGCCAGTCGGCATAATTGGTTCGCCAGCCACAAAAGTAGCTTGACCGAAGCCCTGACCCATGTACAGTGCAGCGTTAGGCTGCATGCCTGACATAAGGGGATTGATTTGACCGTTACCGGGGTAGCGAGCCACCTCACGGAAGTCAGAGTTTTGACGCAAGTGCATCAAAAATGTAGGGTCACAGATGCAGCGGTAGAAACCGTCCTGGAAGGTCGGAGTATTACGCTTGCGTAGGGACTTGACTACACGAAGGAGGTCATCCTTGACGTCAAATTTGGCTTGCTCAGCGTTGGTGTAAGTTAATGCACCGGTAGCGAGATCGCCGGGGAAATAGTAACCACCTTGGGAATCAGAAGCCTGACCCTTAGATACGGACTTAAGGAGTTCATTAATGAACACCCGGTCGCGCCAACGGCGGTAGTCATCAAGCAGAGTCAAGCTGCCGATTGACTGGTGGAAGGTGGTGAGGTTACCAGTGTCCAGCAAAAGACGCTGAGCAGTGATAAGAGTCTCACGCGCAATCTTGAATGTAGAAGGCTGTGTAGGATCACTAGGATCTGCAGGCCCTGTATATTCACGAAGGGTTACTTGAACCTTATCTTTTACGATATTCCTGCTGTTTGCAGTACCAATCGTTTGCTCTGCTGTACGCTCACGTGACTCCTTAGAGCCAGGGTTACCGAAGAACCGGTACCGATCGAGTTGTACCGTCTGACCTGGCTGCTTAGAAAAGTCATGTACGACCACTGGTTCAGCGGCCATTTCCACGACGTAAGCAGGGTGCGGACGGTAAAGCTCAGCACCGAGAATCTTCGGAAAATCGTTGTCAATAAACAACTGACTTCTCGAAAAAACTACTTTTTAAATATACCTAAGTTTTTAACCTTCTAGTTTTTTAGTGTTGCAAACGTAGAGGTTAAAGACTTTTTTGATTAGAACTATTCACACTAGGACTGAAGGTGCGTACCATGTTTCGAACCCCCTCACCAAGTTTTCCGTACACAGAGCCGTAATTAGGTACGTATCTACTTGATTTACCTCTATAACTATTACGAACAGGTGAACCCATCTGACCAGGTACACCTGTATATCTACTTTCTGTAAATGTTTGGCAATAAACGGGATAGTGATAAACCCACGCTGCTCGTGAGCCTGATTGGTCGTTAGTAGGGTTGGTAAGAGCTGGAGCTGCTATACGCGGTTGAGCGACTGCTCCACCGGTAATACCTCCTCCATCAGAAGCATTAGTGTTACTGCCAGGAGTCTGAAAAGGTGAATAAAGTTGATTATCAGGTACCTGTTCGCCATACCAGGTAAAACTTCCAAAGTTTCTTAACCCAGGCTGAGGGCCTATAGCTGTTTGAACGGTGGAGTTTGCAGTGCTGTAGAGACCTTGTTGCCTATACCCTTCATAACTTGTCAGTAGTCCTGATGCACGTGGGTTAACGTTTTCGTAATTAGTCCAGTAACCAGAAGGAGCTGGGGTAATAGCTTTCCATTCAGTAGAAAAATACCCCGATAAATTTGGTGGCCCAACTGGTATTCGTCCAAAGTCGGCTCCTTGATCTAAAACACCGTTCCAGGTTTGTTGAATATTGGAAGGAGGGATATATCCACTTGAGATAGTCAAATACGTATCAGTCAGATTCTGATCATTGCCAGTTCTCTGAGGCCCAGATTGAATCGGGTGATACAAATTTTTGTCGTATTTCCAGTTGGATTGAGGAGTGTACACCATAAATTTTCTCGTTTTCTTTTTTAACTTTAGACTAAGAAAACAGAAGATATTTTTCTAACTTTGTCATGCTTAGTGATACGGTCAGAGTTCTAGAAGTGGTGTTTGAAGATCCGGAAACCACCCTGTCCAGTTTTTCTGGATCGATTACTGAATCTCTAGTACATCCAAAAAAATTAAAAAAGTTAGCAATATATTTTTTAAAAACAGTAATCGCAGGTTACCTATTGGCTACTTTCGTAAGCCCTGCTGTAGCAGAAAGATTAAAACTCACAAGAAAAGAGGCTATTGCGATATCTTTTGTCTGCGGTTACGCAGGAATAAGAATTATCGCTATGGCCGAAAAAACATTTGAAAAAAAATTTATCTCACAAATAGGAGAAATTCATCCCAGTTCAACAGATTCAAAAAATGATTCAGGTTCAGGTTCAGGTTCAGGTTCAGGTTCAGGTTCAGGCGAAGGCTGACTATTTTCAACCTTAGGTGCTACCTCCACGGGTTGCTCTTGGTTAACTTTTTTCTTGCGAGGGCGCTCGTTACCAGTTCTCATATGAAGTCCTAGATCTAGTTAGAGGTTAGCAAAAAAAATTCCTCCATTTCTGGAGGAATGTGCTCACCTTGGCAATCGTAGCTCAGACCTTTCCAGTTAGGAAGGATCCATAAACAAGAGTTTATTACGAAGAGCATCCGCGCCCATGTTGTTAAGGATGCGCCATGCATTCTCAGGACTACGGTTCATAGTGTTCTGGAACTGCTCCCACTGCTGCTGAGGAGCTACGTTGTTATTCGAGCCGCCAGCACCAACAGGTGGTGCAGGCATGTCGTAGTTTTGCTCGTAAGCCTGAGGCTGTTGATTGCCTTGGGTTTGAAGAGCGTTTTCATCCACATCTACAGGGAAAACTTCGGTGAAGAAGCGGTCGGTGTAGTTGGCCAGATGATCTGGATCAGTCAAGATGACTTGCATCGCATCGTGGCGAGCAGCCAGGTTGTCCATCTTGGTTCCTTGGTCGATCAATAGATCTTCCAGGGAGCAAGAGTACTGATTAAGAATGCCTGGAGCTTCAATACCGAAGTGACTAACGACCTCGGCGGTTACGGGGCTGATTCCTGCGCTCTGGCCCGTAGAAACTTGCGAGGAAGTTTGGGTCGGTGAGGCGCTGATATTGGATATCGGCGCTACCTGGGGCTCCTGATAAGCCCAAGGCTGGGCCTGTAAAACTTGATTGCTCTGTGGAGTAACCTGCGCGGGTGCCTCCAGGTAGGGAGACTGTGGAGTTTGGCTGAGGGATTGAGAGTTCACCTGAGAGAGGACCCTCTCCAAGGAACCCATTGCCTGTTCCCACGGGTTGCTGCTCGGGGAAGATTGATACGTTGACGGGTTGTACTGGTTGCTGATAGTAGGGTCCGTAGCCGGTGCCACCTGGGACGGCGGTTGGGCTGTAGTTACCGAAGCTGCCACCGGGGTAGCTGCTTGCGGAACCCATTGGGGGTACCCTACTGAGCCCTGGTCCTGTACCGCCGGTGCTGCCGCCGGGGAGACCGGGCTCGGGGTCGAAGCTTGGATCTGCTGGTTCATAGCTACCCGAGTAAGTTAATTCCTCTGCGAGGTGATCGAATGTCCTGTAAAGGAGAGGAGTGATATTCAGTCTAGGATCAGCCGCTAGAGGTTGATTAGGCGCAAGAGGATGCGGAGACTGCAACATCTGGCTTAATAATACCAGAAATTGTTGCATTGCCGACTGTGTTTGTTGAACCATTCTGAAAGGAAAGCCTTTCAACATTTCGGCTCGCTCAGAATCAGTTTTCTCAGGAAAAAGAAACTTTAGAGCTTCAACACTGTCAACACCTAACTCCTGTAAGTTACGAACAACAATAGATTTTTGATTGATGTCGTAAGCGGTGTCTTCGTAAACATCACCTTGAAAACGATAAGTTACCTCACGTTCGCCGTCTTCAGGTAAGCCTACAACTCCTGGAGGAACTGCGTTTTCCTGAAGTGCTTGTTTAATCATTTGAGTAACTTTGGCCTCAAATTTAGCCAAAGAACGTTGGTATTTTTCCACATTTTCTTCGGTTTCTTCTTTAGGCGGGTTGGGTTCTTTTAAACCCGAAGCAGCAATAAAGGACTCTCTAAAAATTGTCTCCTGGTGGTACAACATCATCTCTAAGAGACGGTTAAAGCCATAAGTAAGGAAGGACTTATTTTTTCTCAAGGCGGTGGCTTGAGCACGTCCCATCAAACCCTTAATCTCAGTTGCAGTAGCACCTGCGGAGATTGAAATCTCATCCACGCCGCCTAAAGCTGTGCGAATTTCTTC